ATAAATAAAAGCATAATTAGTACAGGTAACCTAACTACAGAAGGTGAAACAATAGAACACAAAGTAGAAAGAATGGTACATAATAAAGAACCAATTAAAGACGGAGCAATTCCTCAATATTCAGAACGTAAAAAAGGTGTAATGGCTGGATGGAATATAAGAACTGATAAATGGGAAGTAGCAACTGATGCAATGGGAGCAATAAATAAAAGCAAACAAGCAAAAGGACAAGGAAAAATGGAAATCGTTAAAGACAATGTAGAACAAAGTCTAGACGGCGGAGCCGAGTCAGCACAAGGATAGATAAATAATAATCATGGTACGCGTGTGCTCTTATATATCAAGTAGGAGTACACGCTTTTAAAAAAGCGCGAAAATGGAAGATAAAACAAAAAATACTCTAGCCAACATAGGAAATACAGGATTGGGAATGTTGTATAATCAATTTACACAACAACAACAAATGAACAATCAAGAAACACTGATGGACTGGCAACAGGAAAACCAAATGGAACTGAACCAACAAGGAGCAGAATTACAATACGACATGTGGAAAAAGACCAATTATGGACCACAAGTAGAACAAATGAGAAAAGCGGGATTAAACCCAGCTCTAATGTATGGAATGAAAGGAGGAGGCGGAACCACGACAGGGAGCCAAAGCGGTGGAAGTGCACAAGGAGGTCAAGCGCCAATGGCAAAAATGATGGATATAAACCAAGCACAAAAACTAAAAGCGGAAACAGAATTAATAAACGCGCAAAAAAACAAACTAGATGCAGATACAAAAGGTTCTGATATAAAAAATGAAATATCATTTGACACTAAAGAATTTGAAAAAAATAGAATAAAAAACGAATCACTAACTGCAATGGGAGATAGAATAATAAAAGATGCTGAATCAAACATAGCAAGAGAAACAGAAGAAGATAAAAAGAAAATAATAAGACAACAAGCAATAGGCGAAGCATTATATAACGAACTAACTGCAAGTAAAATATTCCTAACGGACGAACAACTCAAAGGAGTAACCGAAGGAATAAAGCAAGGGTGGGCAGATTTAAATATAAAAGAGGCGGATGTAGAAATAAAAAAATTACTAGGACAACAAAATATAGAGCTAAGACAACAAGAAATATATATAAAAGCAGCACTAAACGTGGCAAAATCCCTAGGAACAAAGGGAAAGTAAAAAGGGAAAAAAACCCGCAAAAAAAATATAACAAATATGAAGAAAACATAATAACTCCTGAAAAAAGGAAAATGAGAAAAGACAATTACGGAAGATAATGTGTTTATATCCTAAAATTATACAAAACAAAAAATACACCGCAAACAAAAAGAACAAGGGAATAATTCCACAAATGATAGACCAACGGGTGCAATTCGTACCCGTTGGATGTGGGAAATGCATGGAATGCAGAAAAAAAAAAGGAAGAGAATGGGCAGTAAGACTAGGAGAAGAAATAAGAAATAATAAAAACGGTAAGTTCATTACATTTAGCTTTAGCAATGAAAGCATAAAAGAACTAAACGAGGCAATAGATAACAATACAGAAAGAATAAATAAACTAACAACAAAAGGAAGTAATGGACTAACAGGATACAACAGAGATAATGAAATAGCAACAATAGGAACTAGAAGATTCTTAGAAAGATGGAGAAAGAAATATAAAAAGTCAGTAAAGCACTGGTTCATAACAGAACTAGGACAAAACGCAACAGAGAGAATACATATACACGGTCTACTGTTCACAAATGAAACAGAAGAAACAATAAGAAAAATATGGAAATATGGACATGTGTATATAGGAGAATACGTAAATGAGAAAACTATTAACTATATAGTAAAATACGTAAGTAAATCAGACAAAAAACACCCAAACTACACAAGTAAAATACTAACAAGCCCAGGAATAGGGAGTAACTATACAAATAGAAAAGACTGTAAAAACAACAAATACAAAGAAGGAAAAACACAAGAGCTCTACACAACCAAAACAGGCTTAAAACTAGCACTACCAATATACTATAGAAACAAAATATATACAGAAGAAGAAAGAGAAAAACTATGGTTAGAAAAACTAAATAAAGAAGTAAGATATATAAACGGAAAAGAAATAGACGTTAGTAAAGGATATGAAACATACTACAAAGTACTTGAAGAAGAACGACAAAAAAATAAAAGATTAGGATACGGAAATGACGAAATAAACTGGGAAAAAAAATACTATGAAAATCAAATGAGGATGTTAAAACAAAGTAAATACATGAAAGAATAAGATGGCTACGCCAAGCCTACGGCGGTTACGCTAGTCGCTACCCCCACTGCGTGGGTCCCCCTTTAGTCTTTTAAAAGAAAAATAATATATTAGCAAAAAAAAAACATGGAAAGAATAGATATTACATTAAACAGAAAAGCAACAGAAAACAGATGGAATACCAACATTCAACTAGGAACACTAATAATACAAAAATATCAAGAAGGAAGACTACAAGAAATAAAAATAATTAAAACACTGGAAAACTTAAAATACAAATTTCCAGATGGAACATATAAGCTAAAAAATGAATACTCACCAAAATTCAAAGGAAAATTATGGGAACTATACGGAATCGATGGAAGAGGAGAAATCAAAATACATATGGGCAGTAGGGCTACACATAGCAAGGGGTGTATATTGGTTAGCAAAAAAGACCTTCAAAAAATCGAAAACATACTCAATAGCAAAGAAACATACCAAATACAAACAAAAACCAATTAACAAAATGTTAAAACAACTATTAGACAAAGTAATAGCGCAAGCAGTAGAAAGACTACTAGAAGCAATAATAAACGCAGTGGAAAGGGCGTTAAAAATGGATTTGAACCAGGATGGAGAAATCGGCAAAAAGAAAACACAAATGGAAGATAAAAAGAGACAATGAAGACGAATGTATAATATGCGGATGCCTGAGAATAAACGTATGGAGTAACAATTGGAAAATATACAACTACGTAATAAAAGAAACGGGCGAAATCAGAACAAAATTACAATGCCTAGAACAACAATATAAATTAAAATTATGAATAAAGAAGAAAGTAAAAACACAGAACTTATACAAAGAGATAAGTTAGAAGGAACACCATTTACAATAATAACTCTAGAAAATGAGAGCTTCGGAACACTAGGAGAATATAGAGTAACCGAAAAAATGAAAAATAAAAAAGAAGTAGAAAAATATCTAAAAGAACCAAAATGGGATACGATTGCTACAATAGTATCAATATTAATAACAGAAAATAACAAACAAAAATGAAAACAACATTAGGAGGAGAACGCCTAGGATCAGGCGGAAAAGTAGAAATAAGTGATAAAACGTATAATAGAAGTACGCACGACTTAAGCAGTAACTGGAGAAGTAGTATGGCTTCAGGTACATTAGTACCATTTATGAACTTAACGGCACTACCTGGAGATAGTTTTGATATAGACTTAAAAGCAGAAGTACTAACAACTCCAACAGTAGGTCCATTATTCGGAAGCTATAAGGTACAATTAGATGTATTTCAAGTACCAATGAGACTATATAACGCAAAATTAACAATGAATGCGCTGAATATAGGCAATAACATGTCTGACATAAAAATTCCACAAATACAATTAAGAGCAAACAGAAATAATCAAACATATCTAACCGGTGACCATGTACACACAAGCTGCATACATAGATACTTAGGTGTAACTGGACTAGGACATATAACAGGTACAGAAGATATAGCAGAAAGAGATTTTAATGCAGTACCATACTTAGCATATTGGGACATCTTTAAGAACTACTACGCAAACAAACAAGAAGAAAACGCATATGTAATACATACTGCTGACGGAGATGTAGAATATATGGTATCTGCTGCATTAAGAGAAGGTTCAACAGTATTGGGAAATCCTATAAATGGACCAGTAACCTATAATAATGACCCAGAAAATCAAGTTCTAATAATATCATTCCCAGTAGGAACGGAAGAACCTAGTAGTATAGCACTATATATAAATGGAGAATTAAGATATTCAGAATACGCATTTGCCATACGGAACTGGGATCCAACAACTGCAAGGTTACTATTACAACATCCTTTATATATACCAACAGGTCAACAAATGACAGTTGAAATAACTAATACCGCAAGTAACTTAAATCCATTTGTAGGAGGAATTAGATTAACTAGTTTTCCATTAGAAAACATCGATAAAATGAGAGAAGATATATTACAACACTCTACAGACGATGCATTTAAAATAACTAATGGTACATACGCACCTTATGGATTAACAACTAAACAAATAGGAAACGGACCAACTACTCTTAATTTCTCAACTGCATATAGTCAAGAAGGATTGGCAGTGAAAACATATCAAAGTGACTTATTTAACAATTGGATAGAAACTGAATGGATAGACGGAGATAACGGTGTTAACGAAATAACTGCAGTTCAAGTAGTAGATGGTGAATTTACAATAGATGCACTAAATCTAGCTTCTAAAGTATATGCAATGTTAAACAGAGTAGCAATAAGTGGTGGAAGTTATGATGATTGGTTAGACGCAGTATATGACCAAGAAAGAAAGACTGCAATTAGCTCTCCAGTATACCATGGAAGCTTAATTAAAGAACTAGCTTTTGAAGAAGTAATAAGCAATTCTGAAACTAGTGTTGAAGGAAATGTAAAACCTTTAGGAGAACTAGCCGGAAGAGGTAGATTAACAGGTAAAAATAAAGGTGGTAAGATGAAAATTAAAGTAGATGAGCCGTCAGTTATAATAGGGTTAGTAAGCTTAACGCCAAGAGTTAATTACTCACAAGGTAATCAGTGGGACGTAAATTTAAAATCATTTGATGACTTCCATAAACCAGCACTAGACGCAATCGGATACCAAGACCTAATAGCTGAACAAATGGTAAGTAGTTCATCAGAATATAACTCAAATACAGGTCAAATCACTGCATCTAATGTAGGAAAACAACCAGCCTGGATGAATTACCAAACAGACGTGGATAGAGTATACGGAAACTTTGCAGAAGATAGCGACATGTTCATGATACTTAATAGACGTTATGAAGTAGGAACAGATGGTGCAATAGATGATATGACAACTTATATTGACCCAACAAAATTCAATAATATATTTGCTCAAACAGATTTAACAAGCCAAAACTTTTGGGTACAAATAAGAAAAGAAATCACTGCAAGAAGAAAAATGAGTGGTAGAACAATTCCAAACCTATAAAACAAATTAAAATGTATAGATACAAAAAAATAAATAAAAGCATAATTAGTACAGGTAACCTAACTACAGAAGGTGAAACAATAGAACACAAAGTAGAAAGAATGGTACATAATAAAGAACCAATTAAAGACGGAGCAATTCCTCAATATTCA